GGACAGATCGTGCAGGTTTGACAGCCATGTCAACTACTGAAGCGAGAGCATCAATTACGTCATCATGTGGAGGGTTACGTGATGACAACTCTTCTTCAAGTATTTGAGTATTACCGCCACGGTAGTGCCAGATACTCATGTTATCATATCTAGGTTCTAAGACAGCAGAGATACGTTCTTGCTTATTACCTTGACTTTTGTTAGGACGGAACTCGTCGATGCTTATGGCAAGTCCGTGTTGCTTGATAAGTTCCTTAAGCTGTTTGACGATAGCCATCTGTGCCACAGTGGTTTCTGCTCGTAGCTTTCGGAATGACCACTTGTTTGACAAGTGAAGGATGTGTTCGAAGTACTCAGAGATTCTGTCAGTCCTGAATCTGTCGATGTCCAAGACGTATACGTTGTTGTCTGCATCTACACCTACCACGACAATAGCTGTGTAATCAGCACGTTTACCCAAACTAAAAGCAAAGTCCACCGCAGCGAAGACGTTAAGGCGACTGTCTCGGTAATACATGTAGCCGTTTTCTTCACGGATATGCTTTCTCTCGTAGTACTGAAACTTGTCAGGTGATACAGGTACGTTGTCAGGATCAGATGGATCGTTGTAGTACTGTGCTCGGAACTGACCTTTGTCTAGGTACTGTCCTCGTTTCTTGGCTAGGACTTTCATGTCGAAGCCGAACCACTTACCGTCCTTGCGTTGAGTACGAGGCCAGAGGAACTCACCTGTCCCATCACCTCTTTCCTCAACGGGCTTCTCGAAAATCTCGTAGATGTTCTCTTCACCTACCTTCTCACCACGTTCTGTATAGATGTCTTCTGTCATCTGTAGCAGATCGTTGTATAGATCAGCTGGGTGGTAACGAGTACCTACGACCCATTCCTTTGCGTCAGCACCTTCAATAGACGAGAGTAGAGAATACTGACTTTTAACTTTATTACGTCCTTCACCCGTATAAGCATTTTCATAGACAACGACATCATCCAAGACAGCAATGTCACAGTGCATACCTGTAAGCGATGTAGTAAGGCCACCAGTAAAGACAGAAGGGTCTCTAACATTTTCTTTCTTTCTTAAAGGATGGTCTAGGGCAATCTCTGAGTTAGTCCATCTTGTCCGTTTACCTTCATCAGCATGAACATGTTCAGGCCAGTAACGTTGGTAGATGTCCGATGTAAGAATGTTCTTGACAAAACCTAATTGTTTCTCAGCTAAGTTAGCTGTAGCTGATATGTATAGTATACGCAAAGTTGGGTTCTTTGTCAACTCCCAAGCGACTCTGAAAGCAATTAATCTTGATTTTCCGTGGTCTCGTGGGAATAGAAGCAGCTGGTGAGATTTAGAATCTGGACGTGTCCACCAATTACAGACATCCTCATGACACTGACCTAAGACTTGCTCAGGTGCCACCAGCTTAATAAAGGTGACAAGATCACTCTCAGCTGCTATACGGATTTGATCTAGGGTTGCCATCTATTATACGGCGTCGATAACTGCCTGTGGGGTAGCATCAACGACAGCTTGCGCAGCCGCACGTTCTGCTTTGTCTGTTGTAATTAGAGGGTTCTCGATAGTGGTGGTAACAGGATTTTCACCATTGTCGTCATATGTTGTTTGCTCAACAGTAGCCTCAACAGGATCAATGGCTGTGACTGTGACGACTTCCATCATCACGTCTTCCATTTCCATTGTTTCTTCGTTGAAGACCTGCTCACCTGTAGGCTGCATCTCAGTGACTTCTTCACGACCATCTGCAACGATGTATTGTGCTAGTCGGGCCACTGCTACACGGTAGTCTGCAAGCTGTTGGTTGAAGGTGTTGTTTGCACGATTGGTGTCTGTATCAGCAGCAACTTGATCCATGTAAGCATTTAGATCAGTCGCATCTGTACGCATTGCACGTTCACGTTTCCACTGAGGCCAATCACGTTCAATGTATGCCTGTGTACGCTTTTGAAGCTGGCTGTCAGTAATTGGCTTATCGCCTTGAGTAACAAAAATCATAGTTTCAACTCTCCAATTACAGTAAAGTCAGCCGCAGAAGGTGCTACAGCAAAGGTAATTACATTGTCAGAAACAGTGTAGTCATCCGATGAACCTTCTAACAGTATTGCCCCTGATGTGCTGTATACAGCAAATGCCATCCACCCATTAGGTAAACTAAACTCAGTTTCTGAGGCATCACCTGTAAATCGAAACTGGTGGTAAGAAGGTGCTGTGGGTTTGTCTAGTTCTGCCAGCTTTTCTCTTACGTTAATGGCTGGCTTTGATACGTTGACTGTCATGCTGTGATCTCCTCGTTGCTTAGACTACAGCGTCTATTGTTGGCTTGTGTGTAGCGATCTGCCCAACGAACATTGTCAGGAGTATAATCACCGTCATTGTCAATTCGATCAAGTGATAACGATGAGTCTGGCTTGCGACCTACATCAGAAAGGAATTGTGCAAAATCATCTTTCCACTGATTGCACACTTTGATGCCCCGACCACCCCAGTCTTTATACTGTGGGTGTGCTTCCCACTGGCACCGCTGTTTCATATCACACCAAGCAAAATATTCCGCACGAACCTCTTTGTCGTTTGCGTAGCCATGCTTTGTATTGCGCTGAGATAGACGTTGTGAAGATTGTTCACTTGCATAACACCCGCATGAAGTAACCTTGCCACGGTTTAGTTCTGCCGTGACAGCAGTTGTCTCGTTGCCGCATTCACACTTGCATAGCCAGTAATGGCGACCTGATGCGTTTTTACCTAAATGCTTAATTGCCGTTAAACGACCATACACACGGTTGGTTATGTCCATTGGTTTACTCATCTGCGACAAGCCCCCCTGATGCACTGATTGCAGCACCGACAGCGGTTGTTGTGTTGTCTACTCGTCGTAATCCTTGGAAGACTGAACGTCCTTCGCTTGTACCTACATGAAGCAGATTAGTGCTGTCGTCGTAGGCCAAAGCTGTTACCGCATCACTGTCGCCGTATAGCGTGGCTTGGGCATTCTCTTGGAATAGCACCTTCTCGTCCTCGTAGATTTTGGCGATCTGTTCGGCTGTGGGGATCGACGCAGATACTCTTAGCAGCGACATTGCGCCGAGCATAGGACCACCTGCCACCTGACCTTTCCCCACACGGAGAACCTGATCTGTTGCGGTCAGTGTTGCGGCACCAGACATTGCAGTCGTAACAAGTAGAACACCATCTACATAAGTCCTGAGTTCTTCATTAGCTTGATCCATAACCCAAACGATAAACCTACGAGACCCTCTAATGTCTAAATCAACAATCGAAACCCAAGTGCCTGTTCCGTCAAAATACTTAATGTAGGGTTTTCCAGTTGATCCCGACACGGGCAGCACCAAAAAGTAGCTATCTGTTTCGCCAGCATTTGCCCAAGCGGCGGCGACCTGAGAACTACTACTGGTGGTCATGTCAAACCAGCCATAGACGCATTTAACGCTAGCCATATCAGCATTGTAGGGCTGCTCAAGGTAGTTGCTGGCAGAGAACCCAGAGTAGGCTACAAGGTCAGCGCCAGTGGCTACAGGGTCTTTGGTCACAGTGCCGAACACTTGTAGACCGTTGCCGTTCACACTGCGGTCTTCTTCGGCTAGGCGTAGGGTTACGTTGTCTATGACTAAGGTGTCGCCAGTGTCGACATTAGAATTTGCCCTGAAGCCAATAACAAGGCTGGTTTCTGAACTTCCTGTGGTATGGGTGTATGAACTTTGTCCTGTAGGAATAGTATTTGTGTCGTACCCATAGTGTTGAATATTACTATTACCACCCACATGAAGATATAACTCTCTAGTCTGCATAGAAGTGCTAATAACATTCCAAGAAAGGACGTATGTAGTATTGGCCTCAACTGTAATTGTTTGTTGTATTTCAGCCGCAGTACCATCAGGGGAAGTAAAGGATGCCTGTCCGCCTGTAATTGACCAACCTGTATCTTTAGTCCAATCACTATCACTATCAAACGTACCATTCGTCACCAACTCACTGCCAGTAACGTCAGTATCATCGGTGTCGGACAAGGTGGCGAGTTTGATGTCGCCGTTCATCCAGCCTGTGTTGAACTCTGACGTAATATTTGCTGCAAGTTTATTTTCTGCAAAGACGTTTAAGCCGTCAGTATTGCCACCAGAAGCCCAGTATTCATCATTACCAAAATCAACTATTCCACCATTTGTATTTCCAGCTATTGGTGGGTTGGTACCATTGGTTACATAAGTAGCAGTTGAGGATGTATCCGCTGAATAATCCCACTTGTAAATACGACCAAAGCCGTTTCGTCCATAGAATACATCGTCATCAATTCCGAAGGATATAACATTAATTGGTGAGAATGTAGTATCATCAACAACCGTCCCATCATCCTTGATAACACTAACCCCACCATCAGTCGCCACCGCAATAGTCGGCACAGGCAATCCTGTAGCAGCATCAATCGGGGCGTTGGGTAGCACGGTCATGGCTACATCGTTGCAGGGGCTGTCGACTAAGGCGTACGGAGGTAAGCCAGACTTGGCTGAAGGTGTTACAACTACATTTCTTAAAGACACAGTACCCTTGTTGAAGGTATAGTTAAAACCTGTGCCTGTAATAAGCTCTGTCACATCGGACACAAAATTAGCAGTTGAAAGGCCACTCGCAGCAGTGCCTCCTGACGTTATACAAAAATAACCATTAAGCATATAAACCGAAGTTGTACTGCCTGACGTAGATGCCCTAGTGGGAACACCGCCTGTCCAACTATCACTGGTAAACTTCATCCACATAGGCAGATCAGGGTCATCACCATCGTAGATGGTAACAGTTCCATTCTCAGCCACAATAACAGCAACCGCAGGGAACTCCTTACGGCTACCACGGGTGCCAGTGTTCAGTGTCTCATTGTACCATGAGGTATGCTGTGTGCGCTTACGCCATGCACCGCCATCGCTGTCCTTGCGGGTGTCGTACACGAATACATCTACGGCTGTGTCTGCGATCGTAGATGCGATAGGTGACAGGTTGACACCATCTACATTGATGTCATTGTCTATAGTTGAGACACCCTCAACTTTGTTAATAATGGTGTTCAGTTTATTGCGAACTGATAGACCACTTTCGCCGTTATTAAATGTTGCCATTTCTAGGTTTACTCCTGATTTTCTTTCTATCAGTTACTCTAAGGGTTTATTATTGATAGGTATAGGTTACTTGAGGTTCTGTACCTAAATCTGAACCATCAGAATCAAGTACTTCAAACTCTTCAGATGTATCAAATCCAAGAGAGCCTCCTACAGTTACTACAGAACCTGTTACTTCTGAAACTTGTAAAGGTTGACCTTCCAGTGTTCTAAAGTCTAGGACTACACCATCCTCCCCTATAAAGTTATAGAGTGAACCTGCTCCAGTAATTCCTGAGAATGTTAGATATAGTCCTGTAGTAATTCCAGTTACGTCTGACAAAGTTAGATAGACTAGGTATGTATCTGTCGCTGGGTCTTGAGTATAGTCGTAACCTGAAATATCTACAGTTGCAGTTGTGTTTAACGTTGTCCAGTCAGCTGAGTCTCTCCAGTACTCTGTGTCATCCCATAAGCCTGAGTTTAACAACCATGATTTAGTTGGTGTGGTTAAATCGAACTCAGTTGCTGCATACTGCTGCCATGAGAAATAACCGAACTCAGCCTGAAAGTAAGCCAGCATACGGTCAGCTAGGGCACCACTGGTATATCCTTGATCCCCTAAGTATTTATACTGCATGTCGTTCAGGTTACCATCATATCCTTTTTCTTTAAGGATTTGATATTCCTGATCTGGGTCTTCTGCAAATAGCTGCATATAAAAGTATCCTAGTTGATCTTGATACCAAGTCTCTCAGCATCCTCTGACAACAGAGACAGAGCATGTTTGTCTTGTTCCTGTTGTTCCTTAGCTTCTAGCTTCTTCTTAGCCTGTGATGCATTGTCTTTGTCTAGCCAACCCTTGTCTAAGAGTAGTTTGGCTGCTGAGAACGAACTACGTCCACCCTCTTTCATCTCCATTGCTATCGCCTGAATAGCCTGAGACTTAACCTTGATCTCAACCTCATTACGCCAACGTTTGACATAAACTGCAATCTGAGGTGCTCTACGAATCTTATCCCAGACTTCCCATGAACCGAATACTGTCTGAGCAAACTCATACTCTGTAGGATCGTTAGGAACCATAGCTACGTAGAGTTGCTGCAAGGAGATCATCTTGCGTCCATCTACTGTAATGTGGTCATGTTCCTTTGTGGTGAAGATAGCATACTCTGAGTCATTGTAGGATAACTCATAGAACAGGCTCTTAGTTCTTGTAATCCCGTTGGCTGTCTTTAGTTGCTCGAAGGTGAACATGGTTTCTCACTCTATAAAAACGAATCACTTGTGTTATAGTAGCATGTATAGTAATCCTTTGTCAACAGTTTTCTTAAAGAAAATAATTTAATTATGTTTAACGATTTTTGTTGACAGAGGTTTGTTTAATTGCTATAATAAATTATCCCTTACGGGATGCCTATATAGGTACTCCCCTTACTTTAAGTATCTTACTTTAGGGAAGATACTCTCAACTACAGATTCACCCCCTCTAGGTTGTTAACTCGTTTACGAGTAAACTCGGTCCTAGCAGGGGTTTCTTTTCGTGTGTACTCTGGGGAACAGCAGTTGTGTGTGTTAGATTTTTACACACTGGAAATTTCTCTGAGAAAATTTCTTGTCGTATTGTACATACAGTAGGCACCCCCCGTACCCCCTCCATAGGGATACCCAAAGTACATACTTTTAGCCCCCACCCCCTATACTTTTGGGTAAGATTCTAACAGTAAGTACTATTTGTGATCACAAAAGTAGTACTTATGGGAAATGTGATCACACCTGTAGTAACTACTTCAACGTATTGATATTACAGTATATCCTATCGTATAACCCTGACATATCCAACAGTATATTCTATGGGGTATCATTGTATGACACATTAATATACATAAGGGACTATCCCTTTGGGTAATTTACCCTATCCGTTTTTTCTCTTGTGTTTTGTTTTTGTTGCTGTCATATCTTAATCATCGAAACGCAAATGAGGAACTACACCATGTTACTTAAATTTGAATATAAGGGTATCTCTGAAATGTTTGACTCTTTTGAGAGTGCTAACCGTCACTTGATCTGGCCTGATCCAGAGGCAAAGAATGGTGCTTGGATGCAAACATCCACTTACACTGTCCCATTGCTTAATCGTGATGTGGCTGTCTATGAATGGGTTGAGGGTAACTTTTTTGATTGATACAGGTTGACA